CTCGTGGTGGTATTAATGCACAAGGTTATTTTAATGATACTCCATTATCTGGACAATTAAGTGCTGCTGAATATAAATCAGTAACTAAACCAGATGGAACTATTAATACTTCAGGCATGGCTCGTATTCTTCAAGAAAAACAAATTGCTGAATTAGTTTCCCAAGGCATGTCTAAAGATGAGGCTACTAGAAGAATCTCTGCTCAGTATGGAGAGTTTGGTATTGGTGGTGGTACACCTGCTGCTGGAGGCATTACACCCTTAACTGGTGGAACTACTCCTACTGGAGGTGCTGCACTAGGTGGTGGCATGGTTACTCAGGCAGATGTTCAGAAGGCTGTAACAGATGCACTTGCTACCCAACAGGCTAAATATGATTCTTTGGCTAAACAAGCAGCAGCCGAAAAAGAAGCAACAATTCTTGCTACTCGTACTAAGGCTAAAGATAAGTTAACTGCAATGTTAGCAGCATATAATCTTCAAGGACTTGCAACTTATATTGATGAAGAAATTTTAAAAGATACATCAGAAGAAATGATTTTGTTAGGTCTTTATGACCAACCTTCATATAAGACACGCTTTCCTGGTATGGATGCTTTGCGTAAAGCAGGTCGTGTAATTAGCGAAGATGAGTATACCAAGATAGAAAACGCTATGATGCAGACTGCTAGATTCTTTGATTTACCAAAAGGTTTTTATGACAACCCAGATGATTTTGGTAAGTTAATTGGTAATCAAGTATCTGCCAAAGAATATCAAGACCGCTTACAAGTAGGTCAAGATTTGGCTCGTACTCTTAATCCAGCAATTAAACAACAACTAACAGATTTCTATGCTGTAGGCGAAGGTGATTTAACAGCCTATGTTCTTGACCCAGATAGGGCTTTATCATTAATTCAGAAGCAGGCTAAGGCTGCAACCTTTGTAGGTCTAAGTCGTGCTGCTGGATTTAAGATGCCTGAGATTAGTGCTGGCGTTGCAGAAAATATTGTTGCTACTGAACCTTATGCTAAATTAACTGAGGCTCAGATGCAAGCAAAGATTGGTCAAGCAGGCGAACTTCGTAAAGAACAACAACGCCTAAGCCAAATTGAAGGCATGACATATAACGAGCAAGAAGCCTTAGATGCAGTTATTGGTGGAGATACACAAGCAATACTTGCATCACAACAAAGAGCACAGCGTGAAGTTTCTCGCTTCCGTGGTCGCTCAGGCGTAACAGGCTCAAGCCTTGGTGCTCCAGTAAGCATCTAAACAAACAGAATCCCCACCCTGACCAACCAGCCCAGGGGGGCGTAAAAGTCTGGTAGCAATAGCCGTAATAGTTTCCCCGAACTTATACGAGGATTGCGAATACAACTAACAGAAAAGGGAGAAGGTAGATGGCTACCAATTACTACGATGACGATGAAGATAACGACACAACAACTGATGTTGTTGGTCAACTCCGAAAAGTCAACCGCACACTTGAAAAGCGTGCAAAAGAACTAGAACAGGAGTTGGCAGGTCTTAAATCACAGACTCGTCAGCGTACTGTCAAGGATGTGCTACAGGCTAAGGGATTAAATCCAAAGATTGCTGCACTCATACCACAAGATATTGAGCCGACAGACGATGCTCTTGCTAAGTGGATTGAGGATTACGGCGATGTGTTTGGAGTCCAAGTTCCAACAGAAGAAAAGCCTGCAGAAAAAAGTCCCGAAATTAAAGCGCAAGCAAGAATCAACAACATGGTCGCCACTGGCACTGCGCCAGATATTGACGAAGATGCTTTTGCAAAGATTGCTAATGCTAAAAGTAAAGAGGACTTAGACATACTCCTTGGTTTGAATTAAACAACTTATACATCAACCCACTCACTAGGAGGTGAACCTAATGGCATATACAGACACCACGGCTCTAGGTGGTCTAGTAAAGACCGCTTATGACCGCTATGTTGAATTTGCCCTCCGCGCTCAGCCGATGATTCGTGCTGTTGCGGATAAAAAGCCTGTACAACAGGCAATGCCAGGGTCATCCGTTGTATTCTCACTTTACAACGATTTGGCTGCTGCTACTTCTACACTCGCAGAAACAACTGACCCAGATGCAGTTGCACTGAGCGATGTTGAAACCGTATCTGTTACTCTAAACGAGTACGGTAACGCATCACTTGTAACTCGCAAACTACAGTTGTTCTCACTATCCGATGTTGACCCTGCTGTTGCAGACATCATCGCATTTAACATGGCTGACTCACTTGACATCGTGGCACAAAACACGCTTCGTCAAGGAACCAATGTTATTTATTCAGGCGCAACCGCTACAAGCACTGCAACTATCTCAGCAGCAGCAACACTTGATTCTGCTGACATCCGCAAGGCTGTTGCTAAGTTACGCTCAAACAAGGCTGTTCCTCGTGCAGGAAGCCTATACTGGGTAGGTATTCACCCAGAGGTATCACATGACCTTCGTGCAGAGTCAGGCTCTGTCGGATGGCGTGATACTCACTCACACACAGATGCTTCTCTTGGTAACTTGTTCGCAGGTACCATTGGAACATACGAGGGTGCTTTCTTCGTAGAGAACCCACGCATGTACTCCGCTAAATCTGGAGCAGACCAATCTGCATTGGCTACAACTACTGTAACTGTTGCAGGTGTTTCTGCTGCATTTACTTTCGGTGTTGCTTCTTCTTCAGTAATTGCATCTCGTGCTGAGGTTGGCGATAAGATTGCTGGTACCAACATTGGTGCAAGTGCAAAGATTACCGCCATCACTACATCAGGTTCAACAACTACTTTCACAGTAGATGTTGCTAACTCTGGCGCAGTAACTACTGGAACAACAGTAACTGTAACTCCTGTAACTCGTGTATTCAGCACACTGCTTTGCGGTAAGCAAGCATTGGCAGAAGCCGTGTCACAAGAGCCAGGTGTGGTCATCGGACCTATCACTGATAAGTTAATGCGTTTCCGCCCAATCGGTTGGTACGGAGTCCTTGGATGGAACCGTTACCGCGAAGAAGCGTTGTATCGCATTGAGAGCGGTTCTTCAATCGCTGCTCTGTAATTGATTGACTGTAGGGCAGGAGCAATCCTGCCTTATGGTGAGTCCATTAGGAGGACTATGGCAAACTACTACTTCACACCACCAACAGTGGATGAAACACCAGCAGGTGGACCACCTTTGTTTGACCGTTACAAGTTAAACCGTGGAATATCTGTACTTCGTAACAACGGTGTATACTCATCATTTAGATACCCAAGCCAAACTCAAATATTGGCAGCACAGGAATTTTATATGGGTGGCACTAAAAACTTTATTAACCAAGAAACAAGGGATGCTTTAGTAGCACAAGGCTACGGAGCATACATAGTGCCAGCATGAAACATTGGGAATATCATCCAGAACCTAAAGAAGGTTGCTTCGGCTGTAAAGCATTATCTTTAAGTATGAACGCTGGTGAGGCTAATTCTAATCTTAGTATGTCTGCAAAAAAATGGGATAGAGAGTTAGCAGCATATAAAAATGCTAGAGCACAAGGTATACAACCTGATGGAACTAGCATGAAACAAATTGAGAAAGCCGTAAAAATCTCAAATGAAACAGGAAAAGCATACGGCGCATAATTTAGAAGGGGACCATGACAGCAATAGTTGGCGTACAAGGAAAAGGCTGGGCTGTCTTAGCAGCAGACTCAATGACTACATATACAGACAAACCTTATGTAGCCAAAGGATGCGAGAAGATAGTCAAGGTTGGTGAGTATCTAGTTGCAGTAGCAGGTGATGCTATAGCAGGAGATATTCTGAATAACCTATGGCAACCACCAAAGGTAATTAAAACTCAAGACCCAGATAGATTTATGATGATTAGAGTTTTACCTTCTATAAAGCAAACATTAACCGAAGCAGGTTATGACCCAGGACCTAAGAATAAAAATGATGATGATGCTGGCTGGGATGCTTTAATTTGTTTTAATGGAAAGATATATCAAGTTAGTGATGACTATGGATATATGCGAGATGACAAAGGTTTATACGGAATAGGTGCTGGTGGTGGTATTGCATTAGGTGCATTATCGGCATTAGATGCAGAGAGAAGAACGCATACTAAAGCAGCAAGTGCTGCTAAGAAAGCAATCAATATCGCTATTCAGTATAACATCTGGTGTGGCGGACCAGTGAATATAAAAACCCAATTTACTAGATAAGAGGTTAGAAATGTGTATTGAGTGTAATTGCTTCGGCACTGTTACTCCTTACGGAGTGGGTGGTAGAACACCTACAGAACTACCAAAAGAACCAAATGTTGCAATGTACAACAAGCCAATCCATCGTATTGGTGAAACACCATACGGCATGAAAGCAGAAATGGATGACTATGACGATGAGGATGGTATGTAATGAAGAAAGCAATGGCAGCAAAAAAAGTTAAAAAAGTTATGGGCGAATACAAGCGCGGAACTTTAAAGTCAGGTTCTAAAAAAGGACCAAAGGTAACATCAAGAAAGCAAGCCGTGGCTATTGCCATGAGCGAAGCGAAAATGGCTAAGAAGAAAAAATAGTGTCATCAGGACAATTAAAACGCCATGATGGTTTTAATCCAGTTCAAATAAAAAATGGCATGATAGTAAGACTTCGTAAAGATGGAAGCATCAAAACAGTCTTAGGAAAGTATGGGGAATATGGTAAAGAAAAAGGACTCAAGACTCGCTAGAGCAGGTGTATCTGGTTTTAATAAACCAAAGAGAACTCCTAGCCATCCAACGAAATCACATGTAGTAGTAGCCAAAGAGGGTAGCCAGGTTAAAACTATCCGCTTTGGTCAACAAGGTGTTACTGGTGATAGACAACCAAGTGCACGACAAAAATCTTTTAAGGCTCGTCACGCTAAGAATATTGCTAAGGGCAAAATGTCAGCAGCATATTGGGCAGATAAGGTGAAATGGTGAAGGGAAAAGCATTTTG